CATTACCAAGAAAAGGACAATCACAAGCAGAAGTACTACAAGAAATTGTAGAACCAGTGTTGGAGCAAGAGGTTCAACCAGAACCTGAGTTCCTGCAGGAAATCAAAGAACCTGTTCACGAAGAAGTTCTAGCAGAATCAAAGAAGAAAGGTCGTAAGAAGAAGACTTTAGGCATTTTTTAAATGAGAGATTTCTTTGGTAGGAAAGACTTCACATGGTTTGTTGGAGTCGTTGAAGATCGTGATGACCCTGTACAGTTAGGGCGGGTAAAGGTGCGATGCTTTGGGTGGCACACCGAAGATAAAGATCAGATTCCTACCGAAGAGTTGCCTTGGGCAATTCCAGTCAATTCAATCACATCCGCATCAGTTAGTGGTATAGGTCGATCCCCGACAGGAATTGTCGAAGGTTCTTGGGTCATTGGGTTCTTTATCGATGGTGAAAGAGCACAGGAACCAATGATCCTCGGCACTATCTATGGTGCACCGACAGATCTTCCTGATACAAATGTAGGGTTCAATGATCCTCTCGGTGCATACCCAAAATATATCGACGACTCTGATGTCAATTTTGGTGCAAGAGAATCTACTTTTGATGAAACATCATGGTGGATGAATCGTGTTGCAGGAAGACTGAAAGGTGACGGTGAGACAGAGGTAGAATACAATGTTGCAACACCTCCAAAGATTTCTACAGTTGCACCAGACAAAGAAGATGCATACTATGAGGAACCTACTTGGACAGAAATGTTCGTTGGTGGTGATGAGTCTGCAATGCCTATGTATCCATACAACCATGTATATGAATCAGAGTCTGGTCATGTCGTAGAGTTTGACGATACAGAAGGTCAGAGAAGATATCATCGGTATCATCCATCGGGTTCTTTTGAGGAGATTGTTGACGGTGGTGACCGAACAGTTAAAATCGTAGGTAAAGATTACGAACTTGTACTCGACGGAAAGAATATCTACATCGACGGTGATTTAAATGTCACAGTCACTGGAAACAAAAGAGAATTGATCAAGGGCAACTATCACTTAGAAGTCGATGGTGAAACCAGTTTTAACCTTAAGTCATCGTGGCAAACAAAAGTGAACCAGAACCAAGAAACAGAAGTCGGAAAGTCTCGTTCAACTAATATTGGTGTGGATGACAACCTCGGTGTGATGGGCAATCAAACCCATAACATCGTTGGCAATCGTGCCGAAACAGTTGGTGGTAATCACTCAGAAGTTATTTCAGGAACACACGCAAGTATCGCATACAAAGAGAGTACTATATTCTCTGGTGGTGATATGGTACACACTGTTACAGGGAACTTCACATCAACGATTCAGAATACATATACACTTGGTCAGAATGTGTTTAATGTTACCACGCAGACAACGAAGACTGAATCTGCGACAACAATTAATCAATCGTCTACTAACCTCACAGAAACATCATCGACTGGTAATGTGACATATGGTGGTGGAGAAATTACTGTTGGAACTATTACACATACTCAACATACACACCCATACACCGCAGGTATCGATCCTGAAGGTGACGGTCCTCCAGTAGGTTAAGGAGTATAGATGTCAAGTCCATGCGAAAAACCCGATAGTTTAACGGATGCCCTTGGTAAGGCAGGAGATGAACTCACCCAATTAATGGGCGGTGGTCTCGATGCACTTGGTAGTGTCGGTAGTAAAATCGGTGAGATGGGTGCGGCAATCAATGCAGAACTCGCATCCGCAACGACAGAGATTAATGACTTTCAGACAAAATTAAATGAAGCATTAAACAAGTCTGGTGCAGAGTTCTCTAAAGCAATTGCGGAACTGAATGATGAATTCGGTGAGGCAATGAATGAAATCGGTGTTGATATCAATGAAGCAATGGAAAAGGTTGGTGTCGAGTTAGATAAGATTCCTACACTCGATGAGATTCTCAATATGGGAATCGAAGAACTTTCAAAACTCAAACCCAATGTCAATACTTCTGCAATCTGTGAGGTTCCAAAGGTTGAACTAACACCTGATGGTAAAGCAACCAAGACACCTGCACAACCATTGTTGCCTAAAGTAGGTCCGTTGATGGCAAACTTTAAAGCACCAGAGACATCTGCAGAATCTAATCCTACAAGGAAAGCAGTGTGGGTGTTTACTGGTAGTTCGAAAGATATATTTAAGGAGATTAAAGAATCGTATATCGAAGAAGTTAGAACTAAAGCAAAGAAAGGAAACTGGTATACCACGAAGAAGGTATTGAGTCCTGAGAATAAGCAGAAGTTGAAAGCAGAAACATTTTACTATTATGTTGCATTGTCAGAGATCTTGGGTGTTCCTCTGATGAATGTACATATGGCAACGAAGGGAGTTGTTCTTACACGAGAACAGGCAGATGCTACAGGTGTCTCTAAAACAAATTATGTTGATAAGGTCAAGGAACGATACGAATTCAATAAAGGTGTGTGGGGTGTTAATCTATCGTTTGAAGAAGTTGTTAAGGCATGGCAGAAACAATATACAGAACCATCAACACAAGTAGCATAAATAGTATTTCAAATGGCACATTGTTATTATACATAGTGCTCTAAATTATGTCAAGAGGTTTTTATGAATTTTCATGAGAGTTTGATTTCTTTATTTGAGACGTATCAGTCTGAAAGTGAGAAGTTTGAAGAAGGTAATAAATCAGCAGGTACTAGGGCACGTAAAGCACTTGCAGAGATTTCGAAATTATGTAAAGAAAGGCGTGCAGAAATTCAGAATCAAAAAAACACGGAATAAATAGATGAGAGAAACAAACTCAGAGGTTTTCAGTGATTTGGACTTGGGATTTATTTCTCATCCTGTCACAAGTAGATTGACTCGCAAAATAAATAGAGATGCTGTTCGTCAGTCCGTGAAGTCTTTGATCTTGACAGATTTTTATGAAAGACCGTACAAACCTAATATTGGTTGCAACATTCGTGCATTTATGTTCGAACTCTTTACACCAGATGTTAAACAGAGAATTGAAAACGCAGTCAAAGAAACAATATCAAATCATGAACCTCGTGCAGAAGTTATCCTAGTACTAGTAGAAGATAACCCAGATGGAAATGAATTGTTACTATCCGTCGCATTTCGAATTAAGCACGATCCAGAACCAATTGTGTTAGATGTAATCTTAGAAAGAGTCCGATAATGTCAGCAAATACATATTTACAAGTTTCCGATTTAGATTTCAACTCGATCAGAGACAATCTAAAAAATTTCCTTAGTTCTCAATCTCAGTTCAAAGATTATGACTTTGAGGGTTCTGCAATGGCAGTCCTGTTAGATGTTCTTTCTTACAATACACATTATAATTCATACTACTTAAATATGATTGCGAACGAAATGTTCATGGACACTGCACAGATTCGTGACTCTATTGTATCTCGTGCAAAAGAAATCGGATACACTCCTACATCCGCAAAAGGTGCAACTGCTCAATTGACTATTTCTTTTGAAGGTGTTGACCCTGCTGTAACGCAGTTTACTATCGAAAGAAATTCTAAATTTACTGCGACTATCGACGATATCCAATATACATTCGTTACACCAGATGCATATCTTGTTACTCGTACAGCATTTGGGTTTTCTCAGCAAATCGAAATTGTCGAAGGTGAACCATTGACTCATCGTTTTAATGTTGGTGCGAATCGTCAGAGATATGTTTTACCTAACCAAAATGTGGATACATCATCAATCGTTGTAAGAGTCCAAGAATCTGAGAACGACTCGACAACAACTGAGTTTGTCCGAGCATCTAATGTACGAGAAGTTAATAACAATTCCAATGTTTATTTCATCCAAGAAGGTCCGGATCAGAAATTTGAATTAGAATTTGGTGATGGTGTTTTAGGTAAAGCACTAAAAAACGGTAATGTTGTTATAGTAGATTACGTCGTATGCAATGCAAATGCGACAAATGGTGCAAACTCATTTACTGTTGATGATCTTTTGACATCAGAACTTTATACTAGAGTTTCTATTACTGTTGATAAAAAGGCACTGGGTGGACGAGGAATCGAATCGGTCGAATCAATTAAATTTAATGCTCCTCGGTTTTTCGAAACCCAGAACCGTGCGGTTGTCAATAGTGACTATAAACGAATTCTTCTTAATGAAAATTCCGATCTACAATCAGTAGTTGCTTTTGGTGGTGAGGATGCAGATCGTCCTGCATATGGTAAGGTTTACATTGCAGTCAAACCTTTTGGTGAGCAGTTTATTACACAAAACAGAAAAACTGTCTTACGTGAATCTATTCTCGATAGGGTTCCTCTTGCGATTGATCCCGTCATTATTGATGGAGATTATATGTACATTATTCCTACCATTTCGACTATCTATGACTCGAAATCACTTAAAATTCCTACATCGTCGTTAGTATCTCTTATCCGTTCAAAAGTTCGTGAATTTTCTGAGCTTAACCTTGAAAGGTTTGGTAACCGTCTGAGATTTTCTCGATTTGTAGATTTTCTCGATAGAGCAGATTCATCAATTTTAAACAACGATGTGAATATTTCTTTAGCAAAAAGATTTGCACCAGACACTAGTAATAAACAAAGAGTTTTTCTCAAGTTCAATAACCCGTTAAGACCCGGTTCCTTAGAATCGACGGCATTTTCGCATAGTGGATATGCTACATGTTATATTGATGACGATAGGATCGGAAATATCAGTGTGTATCGGTTTGATGCGAATAAAAATAAATTGTTTGTTGAAAAAAACCTTGGCACTATCAACTATATTGATGGAGTTGTAGAAATTAATGATTTTGCACCAACTGCATATGAAGGAGCAACAATCAACATTAGTGCTTTGCCCGATAGATTAGACATTATTCCTAAAAGAGAACAAATACTTTTAATGGATCATAATAACACATCTATCGGTGTTGTCGGGGAACTCTCTGAATAATGAAAAATGAAAATTTCATATCAGCATTGGTAAGAAATCAATTCCCTTCTTTCTACGAAGAGGAAGGGAAGAATTTTCTTTCTTTCATGGAAGCATACTATAACTTCCTTGAACAAGAGAGAGGCATCATATCGCAAACAAATACTCTATTGCAAAATCATAATATTGATGAATCATTAGAAAGCTTTATTGAGTATTTCAGAAAAGATATCATTCCATCGATTCCAGATTCAATCGTTGCTAATAAAAGATTACTTGCAAAGCACATTAAAGACTTCTATCAATCTCGGGGAACTCTTTCCGCATACAAACTTCTTTTTAGAATCCTTTTTAACGAAGATGTCGAGATCAACTATCCTTCCGATCAGATTTTAAAAGTTTCTGATGGAAACTGGAGAATTGACAGATACCTTGTCACTGTTCACCGAGATCAAAACTATAATCTAATTGGTCAAACTATAACTGGATTGGAATCTGGTGCGTTTGCACTTGTGGAAGATGTTGTGCGACGAGTAGTACGTGGTCGAGATGTCGATTTGCTTTTATTGTCTAATATCAACGGTTTTTTTATAAACAGTGAGTTTGTTTCTGCAGATGAATTGGATGAGGAATATGTTCCTGTTCCGGTTGAAGCAGGTATTCATTCTTTCAATATTCTTTCTGGTGGTGCGGACTATGCTATTGGTGATAAGTTTGATATTATCTCAGAAAAGAAAGGACTTTATGGAAAGATAATTGTCACTGGTATAGAAGATAAAAAAGGCATTATCAACTTTACTGTCAGAACAGGTGGTTCTGGATACACGTCAACAACTTCTGATTTTAGTGCGAAATCATTGATTAGAATTGAAGGTGCGGATAGTGTTCAACCTGCGAGTTTTGAAATTTATGAAAGTGACCTTAGTGATAAATTTGCAATCACTCTTTGCACAACTTTATTTAATTCTAATACTATTTTTGGAACAGCATCTCCATTTGTTGCTTCTGCGAATGGTCAATTAGTTAAAATGGATCAGATTAAAGATATCATTCTCGGTACGAGTGATCTTGGTATTCCTTTAGATAATCAAGAAGTGTCATCTTATCTAGATTATAGAGAACATTCTAATGCAGTGATCGAAATAGCAAACACTATTTATTTGGGTACTGGTGCATCTATTTATGGTGACGATAGTGGTGCAAATGGTATTATAAAATTGATACGAGAAGATGATGATGGTGCGGGTGTTTTCATTATTGATGGTTACAAAAACTTTCAAATTGGAGAAGATGTCAGAGTCGGATATGCGAACGGTGATGTGATAGGAACTGCATCACAATTTTATGGGAACACTATCGGACATCACATCGTCACTATTGGAAATAATGCGGGTGTGTTTATTCAAGAGGAAGATGAGTTAATCGGTGCAAAATCTGGTGCCTATGGTGTGGTTAAAAAAATTATTACGATTAATACTGGTGGGTATAACGACGATCAAGGTGATGTTAGAGATCTATTATTTTTAACAGTAACATCTAATACCACATCAAACACAACTAGTTACTTTGGGACAGGACCAATGAAACACTTTATTCCAGATGAAGGACTGGCAAAAGTAACTGATCCCTTGACACCGATTGGTAATGTTGCAACATTTTCTGCAAACACTGCACATCAAAATAAGTTTACTCCATTGAGAGATTTACTTAATTTTATTTCTACAACAATTGGGTCTATAGATTCAATATCAGAAGAAGTTGGTGGATCAGGATATCGAATCAGACCGACTGTTTCTGTTGTGGAACCGTCTATCAAAGCTCTTGGTATTGGTGAAGTATATCTTACGGTTCAGAATACTGCACCAAATTGGTCAACGGGCAATTCGGAAATCACTACAATCGACTCTAACGATAGAGTTCGGCAATCATCAAGTGGTGCTAGTGGTGATGTTAAAGTCAGAGTATCGGCAAAAGAGGTAGCAAGTTCTAATACAGGAACTCTGGAGTTAGTCGTAAGAATCTGGCAAGATCAATCCCAAAGATTTCCAAGTAATATCAATTATGTAAATGGGGAACCAATTCAGATTGAATTTTATGATTCTGCAGATCAAACCAATCTTGTTACGGTCGGTTCTGGTATAATAGTCGGATTAGAGGACAAAGGAATCCTTGGTGATAATGCAGATATTGATGTTACTCTTGGTGCTAATGGATCAATGACTTCACTGAAAGTTATTGATTCTGGTGTTTCGTATGAAGATGGTGAGGTTCTTGAAATTCAAGAAAGTGACACTTTCACATCACAGAGAGCATTAATTGATGTATCACTTTTGGGTGTAGCAAACGCAGAAGGTTACTATGCAACATCACGTTCGCATATTTCAAGTAAGTCTGGATTTATTCAAGATTCTCGTTTTTATCAAGAATTTTCATATGAAGTTCTTGCTCCACTTGCCCTTGAAAGATATCGAGATATTGCTAAACTTCTTGTACATCCTTCAGGACAAGCACTATTCGGTCGTTATTTGTCGCATTCTGAAGTCGACTTGACAATAGAAACCTCAGTTTCTAATGAGAAAAGAGTTTTGTCTGATGCTAATGTTTCGATCAGCAACAGTTCGTCCGACATGCATTTCACCTCTAATGTGTTTTCTTTATTTTCTAATGGTGAATATATTATTGTTGAGACAGAACCAAAAGTATTCAGAAAAGCACTACTAAATATAGTGAACGCAAACGGAACATTTGCAAATATAACAACTACTTGGAACGAAGATAGTATTTCTGATGCAAATGTATACTATACAACAGGAAGCATTTTATAATGACTGATTATAAGTACGCAACAAAAGAACTTTCTATTACTGCGGCAGAATCGTTTATCGAAGCAATTCGTGCTGATGATACTTCACAGGAAAAAAATTCAGTAATTCTTTATGCTATGATCGGTAACAATAAAGAATATGTTAACGAACCTGTCCCAGAAATACCTGTAGAATCTCCTAGAGATAAGTATGTTGACGTGTGGAGAAAAGCAATCGCCGCAAAGAAGATTACTGGTGACGACGTGTCACACGTTGTCCGTCGTGTGAATTGGGCAAACGGAAATTATTATGCAATGTATGATGATAAAGACACTGAATTGTATAGTAAAGATTTTTATGTTTTGACTGATGAATTAAATGTATACAAATGC